CTATTGGTATTGGTAGTGCTTACCCAGTTGCAGTTTTCTTTGAGGATCCAAATCTTGCTTCACCAATTAGTCTTGGTGCTGGTGGAACAACTGGAATTGGAACTGCAACAACTGGATATGTTCACGTTGTATATAATGAACTAGTTTATGTTTCTGCTGGTGCAACTATAGGTCTTCGTGTTGGCAACAGTACAAGTTTGGTTGCTTATGCCGCATCCGCTGGTGCTCCTGTTTCGGCTAATGTTACCGGAATTGGACAAAGTATGGTTGTTTTCAACGGTCAAGTCACAAACAGAGTTGCATTTGCATTCACTGCACCAAATGCACCAGGAACCACTATCGCAATTATTGCATCAACTGGTTATGTAGGTACGACTACTGAGGCTAATGTGGGTCTTGCAGTTACGGTATCTACTTTAGCTGGACTTGTTAAGAACGTCGCAGGTGCTGGAACAACTTCTGGTGTAGGACTTGGAGCAACAACTCTAACAATTAAAGCATGATAAATTAGTACATTATGAGATTTGATGAATTGAATGAAGACAATTATATAATGTTTGCTATAAAACATTATGAGAACCCTCACGCAGTAACGCAAGAGGATTTCTATGAAGATCTGAAAAGATTTAAATGGGTAAAGAGACTTCTAAAGAAATACCAAACCACTGGTTCTTTGAAGTCTCATTTACTTATTAATCATTTTATTATTCTCTATAATGTTTTTGGAGAGGCCGCAACACCTTTGCTCTTTTTTAAGATTGATCGTGAGTTGTGGCCAGTAGTTAAAACATTCGTTGTTTATTTGGGTAGACTTCCTGAGTATCCTAGGTCATCGCTTCACGATATTCCAATGGATACTGATTGTTTAAAATCGCTTGATACAATATGAACGACCATATCCTTCATAACGCAATTAATATTATTCGCAATCTTCAAGAAGATGGCGCAATGGGAGGATCTCCAACTAATTCTGTAGGTACTGGTGGATTCACTAGTTCTGCGGATCCTAAAGGTCCAGTTGCTGGTTATGATCCTCTGATGGATGGGAGAAGTAAAATGATGAGAAGACTTCCCCCTTTCTATAGGAAACAACTAAGTAAATCTAAAAAGAAGGACTAAACAGATGGCTTTTGGGTTTGGGAAAACTGAAATTTCAGTACTAGAAGCAAAGTTTTCTATATACGAGGATCTCTCAAAAGAGATGCTCGACAAACTTGAAAGAGCCGTAGATAAGATTTCTGAAAGTAATCAAAACGTTGCTCTCATTCTTGAACGACACGAAAGTCGTTTCGAACAATCGGATAGAGCAGACAAAGCAATTATGAGTTTAATAGAGAGAGTAGAAAAAAAACTTGATGATTTGGAAGCACGAGTGGATGGTATTACCAAGTTCCGTTGGATCACGGTTGGTATCGCCACTGCAGCATCAGTCGTAATCGGATCTTCAGGTTTCTTCGCAAATCTATTGACACACGGAAATACTAGTGGTACAGTAGGGGGAGCGAATACTAACCTTTCTAAATGAGTCTTATTGACAGTAAATATATTGGACTAGTTTCACTTAAACTCCATAAATTCGCAAAAAAGAAGGAAGGTTTATATAACTTTAGATGTCCTTATTGTGGAGATTCGGAGAAACATAAAAACAAGGCTAGGGGATATTTGTATCGTTTGAAGAACGATCACAACTTTAAGTGTCACAACTGTGGCGTCTCCAGAACCTTTACAAACTTCCTCAAGGATACTGACCCATCCCTACACGATCAGTACGTCTTTGAGAGGTATAAGACGGGTGCCACGGGTAAGGGATCTAACACTCCACAACCTATTGAGTTTAAGTTTGAGAAACCTAACTTTGCAAAAAAAGACTTCGATCTTCCAAAAATTTCAGAACTAAATACAACACACCCCGCAAGGAAATTTTTAGAAAACCGAAGAATACCCGTTAAGTATCTGGGCGAACTTTACTTCGCCGAAAGGTTCAAAGAATGGACCAATTCACAAAAAGAAACATTTCCAAACTTAGATAATGATGAACCACGGATCATTATACCCCTAAAGAATAACGGAGAAATATTCGGGTTTCAAGGAAGATCACTTAATCCAAAATCAAAATTAAAGTATATTACAATTATTTTGGATGAGGATCAACCCAAGATTTACGGTTTAGATAAAATTAATTTGGAGAAGACAGTTTATATTGTAGAGGGCCCATTTGATAGTATGTTCCTAGAGAACTCCATTGCTATGGTTGGTGCTGATATGGATAAATCGTTTTTTGTTACTAACTTTGAAACAAAATTTGTAATAGTTTATGATAACGAAAAACGAAATAAACAAATCGTTGAAAGGATGGAAAGGGCAATTAATTTGCAGTTTCCTATTGTAATCTGGCCCGATACGATAAATGAAAAAGACATTAATGATATGATTTTAACTGGACTTAATGTTCAGGATGTGGTAAAATCTAATGTCTATAGTGGATTACACGCAAAAACTAAACTTACTAGTTGGAAGAAAACATGAGTAACGGGACTAAAGTTGTTAAGAGAAACGGAAATACCGAGAACCTGAACCTAGACAAAATTCATAGTATGGTGGAGGAAGCCTGCAAAGATCTTGCTGGTGTCTCTGCCTCTCAGGTTGAGATGACTTCGGGTATTCAATTTTATGATGGCATCACTACTGCGGAAATTCAAGAAATCTTGATTCGTTCTGCTTCTGATTTGATTGACCTTGATACTCCTAATTATCAGTTTGTTGCGGCCCGACTTTTATTGTTTGGACTTTATAAACAGGTATTTGGTCCTTCCTGGAATCAAGGATTTCCACATATTCTTGAACATCTAAATGGTGGGTCATCAAAAGGAATTTATGATTCCAAACTTCCTGGACGTTATACTCAGGATGAATGGGATAAAATTAATTCTTGGATTGACCATGACCGTGACTTTCTGTTTACTTATGCAGGATTGCGTCAAGTAGTAGACAAATATTTGGTACAAGATCGTAGTACTGGAGAACTCTATGAAACTCCTCAGTACATGTATATGTTAATCTCTGCAACAATTTTTGCAGAATACCCACAAGAAAATAGACTTGATTACGTTCGTAGATATTACAATGCCATCTCCAAACACAAAATCAACATTCCAACTCCCATTATGGCAGGAGTTAGGACATCTCTCAGACAATTTGCTAGTTGTGTTCTTGTTGATGTTGATGACTCCTTGGATAGCATCTTCACTAGTGATATGGCTATTGGGCGCTATGTTGCTCAAAGGGCGGGCATCGGCATCAACGCAGGTCGAATCCGTGGCATCAACAGTAAAATCCGAGGTGGAGAAGTACAACACACAGGCGTTGTCCCCTTCCTTAAGAAGTTTGAAGCAACTGTGCGATGCTGCACACAAAACGGTATCCGAGGTGGTTCAGCTACAGTTCACTTTCCTATCTGGCATAAAGAAATAGAAGATATTATTGTTCTTAAAAACAACAAAGGAACCGAAGATAATCGTGTTCGTAAATTAGATTATTCTATTCAACTATCCCGACTCTTCTATGAAAGATTCATTAACGATGAAGAGATTTCTCTCTTCTCTCCACACGATGTCCCCGAGCTTTCTGATGCTTTTGGTCTTGATGGATTTGACGATCTTTATGTGGCTGCAGAACGAGATCAATCTATTTCAAGAAAGACTGTCAGCGCTCAGGAACTTATTCTAGACATTCTAAAAGAACGTGCTGAGACTGGTCGTATTTACATTATGAATATTGACCATTGCAACTCTCATAGTTCTTTCATTGATAAAATCTGGATGAGTAATCTTTGTCAGGAAATCACTCTCCCTACAGAACCACTTCAACATATTGATGATATTGATGGTGAGATTGCACTTTGTATTCTTTCCGCAATCAATATTGGTAAGATTAAAAATCTTGATGAAATGGAAGAACTCTGCGATCTTTCAGTTCGTTCTCTAGAGGAACTGATTGACTATCAAGATTATCCAGTTCGTGCTGCAGAACTTGCAACCAAATCTCGTAGATCACTCGGTATTGGGTTTATTGGTCTTGCACATTATCTTGCAAAACATAGTGCTAAGTATGATTCCCAAGAAGCTTGGAATCTGGTTCACGAATTGACTGAATCATTCCAATACTATCTACTCAAATCTTCCAATCAAATTGCAAGAGAAAAGGGACCTTGTACTGATTTCAACCGTACTAAGTATTTTGAGGGACTTCTTCCTATTGATACTTATAAACGTGATGTTGATGAAATTGTATCAACTGAACTTAAGTTTGATTGGGAAACTCTAAGAACTTCTATTCAACAATCTGGTTTGCGCCACTCAACGTTGTCTGCACAGATGCCTTCGGAAAGTAGTTCTGTTGTTTCTAATGCTACTAATGGCATTGAACCTCCCCGTGGATATCTATCCATCAAAAAATCCAAAAAAGGACCACTCAAACAAATTGTACCCCAATATGGAACGTTCAAAAACAATTATACTCTTTTATGGGATATGCCTGACAACAGCGGGTATATTAATGTTGTCGCCGTTATGCAAAAGTTCTTCGACCAAGCAATCAGCGGAAACTGGTCATACAACCCAGAAAACTATCCCGACAACGAAGTCCCTGTCTCAGTAATGGCTCAGGATCTTCTTAAAACCTATAAATTTGGTTGGAAGACAAGTTACTATCAGAATACCTATGATCATAAAACTGATGAGGTAAAGGAGGATACTACCAAACAACAATTGGATAGTTTGATTGATGATATTATGAACTCAAGTGAGGATGACTGTGAAAGTTGCAAAATCTGATTTAACCCCTATTCAGGAGAAAGAAATGGTAAAAGGAATGACTGTATTCAACACTAGTACAGATGTTGATACTAAGAAACAACCAATGTTCTTTGGTGCTCCTTTGGGACTACAAAGATATGATTCTTATAAGTATCCTATTTTTGATAAGTTGACTCAACAACAACTCGGATATTTCTGGAGACCTGAAGAAGTATCTCTTCAAAAAGATAGGGGAGATTATCAATCTCTTCGTCCAGAACAAAAACATATTTTTACTTCTAACTTGAAGTACCAAATTATGTTGGATTCCGTACAAGGTCGTGGTCCTGGTATGGCTTTCATTCCTTATTGTTCTTTGCCAGAACTGGAAGCTTGTATGGAAGTATGGGGATTTATGGAGATGATTCATAGTCGTTCATATACATATATTATTAAGAACATCTACTCAGACCCTTCTGAAGTTTTTGATACTATTCTAGATGATGAGAAGATTGTAAGTCGTGCAGAAACTGTAACTGGTGCTTATGATGATTTCATTAATTCTGCACAATGTTATGGAACTTCTAATGCTTGGAAGTTTGCTCAAGAAGGTGCAGGTTCTTCTAAGGGAGAAAGATTAGAACTTAAACGAAAACTTTATCGCGCTGTCGCAAATGTCAATATTCTCGAAGGCATTAGATTCTATGTCTCATTCGCTTGCTCGTTTGCGTTTGGTGAACTCAAACTTATGGAAGGATCCGCTAAAATTATCTCTTTCATCGCAAGAGACGAAAATCAGCACCTTGCAATTACTCAAAACATCCTCAATAAGTGGCGCGAAGGAGATGATCCAGAAATGCAACAAATTACTAAAGAAGAAGAACCTTGGGTAATTGATGCATTTCAGAACTGCGTTAACGAAGAAAAGGCTTGGGCCCAATACCTATTTAAAGATGGATCAATGATTGGTCTGAATGATAAACTTTTGAATAATTATGTTGAGTGGATTGCTAATCGTAGAATGAAGTCGATTGGTCTCAAACCAATCTATGATATTCCTGCAAAGAACAATCCACTTCCTTGGACGGAGCATTGGATCAGTTCCAAAGGTCTTCAAGTTGCTCCACAAGAAACGGAAGTTGAAAGTTACGTAATCGGGGGAATCAAACAGGATGTTAAGAAAGATACATTTGCTGGGTTCAAACTCTGATCTAAATAATAACAAGAATCTGAATTGAACTGAGTTTTATGACTACCACAACTAAACTACCAAAAGTAGTTTCTGAAGAACTACCTAATAATCCATTTTCGTTTGAAGTTTTTGCTTTGGTATCAAAACAAAAATCAAATGCAAAAAAAGCTGAACTACTTAGAAAGTACGAACACCCATCAATCAAATCACTTTTGATTTGGAATTTTGATGAGACTATTATTTCGGTACTTCCCGAAGGCATTGTTCCTTATGCAAGTGCAGGAGAACAACACGTCTTCAAAGGAACTCTAAGTGCTAAAATCGAAGATGCTGTATCCAAGATGAGTGAGATTGATTCAAATTCACTTGGATCTCAAGATCAAGGACGTACTACAATTCGCAAAGAATATACTTACTTTTATAATTTCGTAAAGGGTGGTAATGATGGGTTAAGTTCTCGTCGCAGAGAAACAATGTTCATTAACATTTTGGAAGGTCTACATCCATTAGAATCCGAAATTTTGATCCTTGTTAAGGATAAGAAGTTGGAAGAAAAGTATAAGATTTCTAAACAGAATGTTTCGGATGCATTCCCTGACATTCAGTGGGGCGGTAGATCATAAAATCCTAAATAGCGTAGTGTCGCAAAGATAACGCTATGACATTAGATCTTCATAACTTTTTCAAATTTTATGATGAAAAAAAATCAGATCACGTGGCAGCAGTTCAATGGTTAGAGGATAACCTTCCTGCTGAATTTTTAGATGATTCTGAAACGGAGTGGATAGGAATTTTCAGAACAAAACCTCCAACTCCAGCAGTATTGGCGGTTCCTTACTTCAATCAAGTGGACAACTATAGAGATGCACAAAGAACTTGTAACAGTTCATCGTGTGCTATGTGCCTTGCGTTCCTCAAGCCAGGAAGCATCAAAGGTGATGATGAGTATGTTACGAAAGTATTTGCTATTGGCGACACGACTGATCACGCAGTTCAGACCCGTGTTCTACAAGGTTATGGTGTTAAGTCACACTTTAGTTACAATCTTTCTTTTTCTGATATTGATAAGAGTTTGGATGCTGGCAAACCTGTCGTTATTGGTATTCTGCATAGGGGTTCTCTTTCTGCACCTACTGGTGGGCACATGTGTGTAGTCATCGGTAAGACACCAGATGGCAAAGGTTACTATGTCAATGATCC